TCCCAAACCTGCCAATAAATTAGCTTGTCCAGCTTGCCGAGCCTGTTGATTTTCAAAGGCTGATTGTGCTCGTCTAGATGCATCCTGATAACCTCCTGAACGTATGGCTCCTATTTGAGAAGCAGCGCCTCTAGATGCTGCATCTGCTAATTCTCCTGCTTGAAGCCGACTGCGAGATCCACCAAAAGCCCCCGCCCCTACTTCACTAGCTCTACGAGCTATGTCACCTTGGGCCAACCCTTTACGAACATCATCCATGGTTTGTTGAACGACTTGCTCTTCAAACGGGTTGTAAAAACCACCGATACCACTAGGATCAAATTGTCCAGTAGCTCCATAACCCGTCATAGCTGATTCACCAAGACGACCGCCAGCTCCTTGTACCATACTCATTGCTTCACGAGGATCAAACTGAGACCCTTGAATCATTCCTTGAGCTTGGGAGGGATCAAACTGAGACCCTTGAATCATTCCTTGAGCTTGGGAGGGATCAAACTGAGACCCTCTAACCATCCCCTGAGCCTCCCCTAAATTTGCTCCGGCTTGTGATGCTAAATTGTATGCTTGCCCAAGTTGTCCACCTGCTTGACCGACTTGGCCCATGCCTGCGCCATAAGCGCCTTGTGCTATGCCAGGAGCTTGTCTCAATAGGTTTTGAGCTTCTTGGGTACTCATTTCCCCTGCCGCTACAGCCTTGTTCACCATGTTCTGAGTTTGGTTCCAAGCCCCAGTAGCTTTATTCAAACCTTGCTCAGTTAGCTGTTCACCTCTTTGATAATAAGGGAGATACCCGCCCATGCCTTCGGCAGTCATGCGGAATCCTTCCTGTTGCGCGGGGGTAAACCCAGCTATGCGTTCACCTGAATAGGTATAGGGGTTAGCTCCTTCAACGCCCCAAGTGTTCATCCTATTGACCAGCTCTTGATTCAATAGGGGCATTATTCCAGGAACACCCTGTTGGCCTCCGCTGTAGAATTGAGCTAGGTAATTAGGGGGAAGCTGTTCAACCCTTTGGTATGCGTTTTCTGTTGTCACTATACTCTCCCCAAGCCCATCATTGCGGCTTTGTTTTCATTCATGTTCATTGCTGCGTATAAAGTCCTGATGCCCTCTGAGTGGTTACCGTCACCGATACCTTTAACCGCTTGTTTGGTCATAACGAATTCACCGTCTGCTAGTTTAGCGTCTATCGTGTCTTCATCTCCAGAGCCTTGAGGGTCAGAAACCCCGCCACCTGTTTTCCTTAAATCTAATTCAGGTACAGGGGTTCCATCATATATTCTTCCACCACCTTTAAACCCAACCTTTCGAAACTTAGGAAACATTAGCCCACTATAATCTTTATCTCTCATAGCTTCTTCTATTTGTTGTTGGGTTTCCTCCTGTGTTCTTCCACCATCTTTAAGCCCAACTCTTTGAAACTCAGGGAACATTAATTCACTATAATCTTTATCTCTCATAGCTTCTTCTATTTGTTGTTGGGTTGAACTAGGAAGTCCACTGTACGGGTTAGTTATCCCGGCAAAATTAGACATTGGAGACACGCTAGTTCCAGGAGTTCCATATTGCCCAGGCATTGCTGCTGGAGTCAATGGATTTTGTAAGTAACCACCTAATTCTCCGCTAGGTCCAGGCATCTTAGACTCATCCTTTCCGGCTTCAAAACCACCTAAAGCTGCTAATCCTGTAGCACCTGCCCCCATTTTTTGGAACGTGCTCATCTTATCCCACTGATCTCCAATTTTTGGAATGGTTGTTCCAGCGGGTAGGTTGGTTTGTTTAGGAGCTACAAAGTCGGCAAGGTTCGCCCCGACATTCTGGTAAAGTGCGCCTATACCTGTCTCTTGGGTTGGGTTGGCGCCAAAAGTCCACATACTTTCTGCTCCAGGAGCCCCTTGGCCCCACATAGAAGCGATACCGCCGCCGCCTGTAATACCCGCGCCCTTAGCAATATTACCGCCGACATATCCTTGAGCGGCTCCCTTAATAGCTCCACCCATATCTCCTTCTTTAACCGCACCGCCTATACCCCCACCAATGGCAGAACCCATTGGCCCACCGTATGCGTATCCAATAATTTGTCCAATAACGGGGGCCGCTTTTTTAAGGAACTTACCGATCTTCTTAAAGAACCCAAACTCAGGAACCCCAGTTAATGGGTTAATAGAGTTCTCAAAATGACCTACTTGGTATTGGTAGGGGTTGAGTTCATGTCTTTCAAAAGCGTCAAATAATTGTCTCTTTAAGACGGGATCGTCAGCTAAAGGCCGTGGTAACACCATCTCCCCAGGAGTCAAGTGACCTATGGTTGTATCGCCGTACCTCCCCTGTATCGCTAATGTCTGTCTGGCATCAGCGTAGTCTTCTAAACTTTCTAAACCTTGGGTATGCATAGATGTGTTCAGCTCCTGTGACCAATAAGTTTAACTAATCCAAGCACCGTTGTATATTCCTTCAAGATCATAAGGTTATTGTGGTGGCCCCATCCAACTTGAGGGTAACATCTCCTACAGAGCCTGTGGCCGATAGCCCATGAGGGTTTTGAGGGGTGCTAACGGTTATCCATTCACTACCACTCCACACCTCTAAAGACTCGTTATTAGTGTTCCAAACCATACTGCCCGCATTAAACCCCAGTTTTGATTTTTCTGCATCATCGATTTGTCGTATATTGTCTGGGTCAAACTCACCTAGATTAATTTCCAATATTCTGATTAATCGATTAAACGTGTCCCCTGTTACTGAGTCTTCTTGCTCTAGGGGAAGTCGTGTGGCTAATAACCTACTCATCTTCTGCCATCTGGTCTAATATCTAAACGGGTCGCACCAAGCCTCCAACCTGTTGCAGTATTTGCTGGAGTATTATCATCGTCCGATTCTAATCTAACCACCGCTTGTCTAGCTCTCGCTCTAACATGGTTTTGTTGGGTGGAGCTAGAAACAACAGAAGTGCTGTTAGTACTCAAGGTATCTCCGGGGAAATTTCGGGTTTTCAACACTATATTGACCTGACCCCCACTGCTGTTCCCCAAAAATCTAATATCAGGTATTATTTTACTTATAAAAGAAAATTGTTCGCCGTCTCCTATATCAAAATCAGAAGATTCTATGTATACATTGGTCATAGGACTTCCGTCTGCGTCAAACCCTGTTTCTTGTTCGTATAAATAAGCGTCTAGCGTGGCGCGGGGGTATGGTTCTACACCAGCGTCTAACCAAGCGTGACGTTCTAAAAGACCATACGACCACACTTGTTCAGAGTAGTTATAAACAGCGTATTTATCTATTTCGGTAGAACTAGCGGAACAGTAAAACCAACCGACTTCGTCAAACTGTGTATTACTGAATGCGTGGGTTTTATAGGCTTGAGAAGAATTAAAATCATCAAATATATAGCTTAATATAGAGCAAGGTACTTTCTTGATGGATCCTGTGTAGACATAAAAATTATCATACCCCATCCAAAACACACCAGTAGGCCCAGTAACTGCAGCTTTTGGCGCCATTAAGCCTGTGTTTTCATTGATTAAATTGACCCCAAAAGTGTACGGAGGGCCAATGAACTGCATACTGTACAGAGCAGTGTCTGTCCATATCAGTATTTCTTGTCTTGCTTTTACCGCCCCTATAATACTACTCCCAGAGGACAACCGGAGTTCCCCTGCTGTATTAGTGCTGCGTGCTTGAAAATCTAATGCATTCTCTTGGTCACTAAACGCAATTAACATCGGGTCAGAATCCCCACTTCGTGAAGAATCTTCCATGGGATCCGCGCCTAAAATTATTAAGTGTCTGTCTTTTTCCGAAGTTATCACCTGTAACCCAATAGTGGGCACATCAACAGCACCAGAAATACCAGAAAGTGCGGTGGCTCGAACAGAAGTTCCACTATTTTCGGTCCATTTATAGATACCGCCGCCACGAGGACAAATCATCAAATCTTCGCCAAAATGATCTTGAGTCCAAAGCCGTAACTGATTACTAGCCGACAACGCGCTAGAACTTCCAAAAGTCCCCGCGCCCCAAGTACCTGTACCCCAACCAGTGCCCGCAACGAACACGTCTAACCCAACCGTTATCTGGTAAGTACCGACCGTACTACCACCACCATTACCGCTGTCACTAGCGTTAGCGGTTACAGTGTCTCCTGAAGTGTCTTTGGCTTCTATTGTGTATGTATTGGCGCTGGGAACTGTGGCTACTTGATACTCTTGATTAAGCACAGCGGCTGTAACTAAACCACCTAAACTAGCGGCTCCGCTAAAAGTCACAAAATCATTCACGGCGGCACCATGACTGGTGTCAGTTACGGTGATGGTTGCGTCTCCATTAGTAGCTGAAAAAGTCACGTCTCCTGCGCTAGTGGTGCTACGAATAGGGGTGACATCATCATAGTCATTACCCGCTTTTATATAGAACTTCCAAGTTGTCCCAACTCCAAGATACTTAGTTCCCGCTAAAGAAACCCATCCGTGTAAAGATCTAGCCTTACCAAGAAAAGTATTTAATGAGTCTTTAACCCACCCCCCTATTTTTTGCGGCCTACCGTTTTTGAATCGAATCAAATTAGAGTCAAACCACCCGCCTTCGTTATCGTAATCGGTCCCCTCTCTGTTAATACCAGGTCTAAACACAAACTTGGTTAAGGGCATAGCTATTCCTCCAACATTCTATCTTTCAGTCTAACTGCTCTCTCGCCGACCTGTTCGGACCACCGACTATCCATCATTTCTACAGCAGCAGTAGCCCAGTCCTCAAACTCTAAAGCACTTAGAAAGTTTTTAAAGCCGCTCAGTCTAGGGTAGCCTAAGTTAAAGCACATATTAGCCAATATTCTTTGTTTGTTTTCTGGTAAATTTTTCCACCAAGGTATATTCTTGTCTAGTTCCTCACAAACCGTGTCTATATCTTCATTAAAACATTTTGTTACCCGCTCTTCAGACACAGGAGTTCCTAAAGCCTGTTTATACTCTTCATCAGTTTCTTTAACCAAGTGTCCTATACCGAAAGTAGCGTAACCTAAATGATCTTCATAGATTTCGTAAACGCAGCCTTCATCAATTCTAAGTTCCTCTTCTAGCTTAGTTCTGTCCATCTGAGGTGTCCTTTTCTTTATCTTGTTCTCTGTAATATTTTAAAATACTTAGCACTTGTCTTAAATATCTTTTTACGTCAGCCATGTTGGTAGAAAGGTTTTCATACCCCTTTGTTGTCAAAGAATACCAAGCATTCGTAGGGGCATTTCCATCTTCTAAGTCGTCTAAATACTCTTGCATTAACTCAGGGTTTAACACTGTCCACTCCACCGGAACTGGGTCTATTTGATTAGGAAGAGGAGGGTGATAAACGGGTGCTTTTTTAACTACTGTGATTACTTCTACAGGCTTAACTTCAGGAATATCCCGCTTTGATCCAAGCATAGAACAACCGCTAAGTAGAAGAAGTGCTAGAAATATCAGTATTTTCATTAAATTGCTCTTCATCGGTAATCACTTTAAGATCGTTTAGAACTTCCTTTGTCCCCTTGTTGATTATTTTTTGTATAAGTTTGGGCTTTCTGATGGACAACACATCCATAGAATGCCGTGAGAACTTTTTTCTGATATCGGTGACCTCGTTTTGTGCCACCATGTTTTCTTTTGTTAGCCTCTCAACCTGGCTAATCATCATCTCTTGATTCT